GTTCATTACGTTGATGGTTGGTGGTTGAGACCTTCCATATACACGGCAATGCAACGGTTTTCAGATTGCACACTGCATCACAGTGGCAGGGTTCTGACTTTCCAGGAGGCTGTGAATGGAAATCATTCTCTTGGACTGAAGTCTATACCGCGTAATACTTCCGTCGGCTATCCTCATTGCCTTATTGCCAAGGACAAAAGTTACTTTTGGGGCACCGGCGACGAGTATGATCTGACGACGGCTGAGTCTATCGCTTTGGAAGAACAAGCCCGGAAGTGTGTGCTTGCTATGGAAGATGGTAAGAGGTTGTTCTGGATTGTCAGAGGTTTTCTTAAGGACGAGCTGCGCAAGAGTCACAAACAGGCGAGATATATTGGAGGCACCAATGTGTTATATTACATTTTGTGTCGCCAATATTTCGGCGCGATTGTGGCAGCGCAGATGCGTAACCATATGGAAAACGGCATGTGTCCGGGCATTCGAGAGTATTCCGAGTGGCAATGGTTACACAGATGGGTTACCACACCATCAAGAGGATCTGATGAACCTGCCAAAGTTTGGGATGGTGACTTTTCCTTCTTCGACACGACACAGTTGCCCACTGTCTTGTTACGAATGCTTGATTATATCAATGATTGGTACAAGTTGCGGGGCAGCACACCAGTTGAAGACAAAGTCAGGAGCATTTTGTTCCTTGACCTGGCTTACAGCAGGCATTTGGTCGGGTTGGGAAGTCATTCTTCCACTGTGGTGCAATTTCAGAAATCCCTTCCCAGCGGTCATTTCTTGACGGCTTCCATAAACTCCATGTATTCCATGACTGTGATTGTTGCTGGTTATGTGTATAATACCGGTTGCTGTGATTTTTGGGATCATGCTTCGGCTGCCACACTTGGAGATGATAATGTGAATGGTGTGGATGATTACACCGCACAGTTTCATAATCAAAAGACGTTGGCTGCTTTTCTCAAGAAGGAACTCAACTTGGACTACACACCAGCTGACAAAGAATCTGAGTTTCTCCCCTATACTACCATTGACAAAATTTCGTTTTTGAAACGGCGTTTTGTTGAGAG